CCAATGTAACATCTCGGCCATATAAGTATTTCAGCCGTCTGCGTTGATTCTAAGTTTATAATATTTTGACTCGCACTTATATACAACCCAGTATAACTCTTATCTACGGCATAGAAAGTATTAACTGATAAATCAACAAACGAACAGGTATAATATGTACTTTTACTGGCGTCGTGAAAAGTTAAAGCTGAAATTTTTCAGGAAATTAAGATTACAAAGTTATAGAAATACCAAGAAAAGCGAACAGAAAATGTTAAATAATTTCAAACGAATTTTTGGTAATGAAAAAGAATTAGTAGTTTGTTTTGGAGATTACGAACAGAAGCAACAAATGAAATACAAAGAAGCAACCAAAGGAAAAGGTATGAGAACTTTGTTTAGAAAAGCAGGTTTCCAAACTTATTTAGTGGATGAATTTAGAACCAGTTGTAGATGTTCCAAATGTGAAATAGGTATTTGTGCGAAGAATATGGTAATGGAAAATCCAAGACCATACAAAAGAGGAAACATTCTCGTCCATGGACTGATTTGTTGTAAGAACGGATGCGGTTATTGGAATAGAGATGTGAATGGAGCAACAAATATTTATAAAATTGCTTATAATGCGATAAATAATAAAGAAAGACCAAATTATTTATCAAGAAGCAATAATTTTTCAGGGTTTTTAGAAGAATTCCCAAAATCAAAATTTACACGCCTTGAAATAGGCAAACCTTGAAGTTTCCTTTCATTTTATACAGAAAGGTGCGGTTTTAAATCTTCAAGGGTGTAAAATTTATGCTGGTGTTTAATCCATCAATTACAGGCATATATGTATACGGTGCAGCAATAGGAGTAGTAGGATTAGATCTATTATATCTATTATTAGCATTTGAAGAAATAATTTTAAATTTAGTAGTCAGAGAAGCATTATCTACCATGAGAGAAGTTGCCGTAGTTGCCGTAGTTGCAAAGCCGGCAGTTGTCGCATTTAATGCCTGTCCACTCGTATCTACACAAACAGTATCGGAATCATTCAGTAAACCAAGTGCGGTTAATTTCATTATTATATATTTATTGATAATTTAATAAATGTTTATCCAACCGAAGGAGCTTCTCCTAAATTTATCTCAAGTTTCGTAAAATGCAACGGCTCTTGAATCAAAACTGAATGATCTTCAATAGATCTATACATTTCCATAACTTCGTATTGCATTTTTTGAATGGATTGAGACAACGGAAAGATTTCACGATATTGGATCTCCGTAGCTTCGTCAATTCTATCATCTCTCATTGCCGTTTTGACCCTCTCCAATGCCTCATTAATCTTTATCTGTTTTATTTTAAGTTCTTCATCCTTCTCGGCATTGAAATAAAGCTCGTCTTGTTTCTTTTTTAATTCTTCCAAGAACGAATTTGCCGAGTTAAACGCTTTCATTTGTTCAGCGAACAACTCAGTCGCTTTTTTTTCACCCATATGGTGAAACAAAGTCGCCATTTTTTGTTTTATTATGTTTTCTTTCATATTCTCTACATCATCTATATACGTATACAAAACATCGCTTCTATTTTGAAAAGCCCCTCTATGCAATACTATACTCCATTCGCATGGTGGGTTACCTTTACATCGGGCTTGATGTTTCCCCTCTCCCGTGGTAAATACCATACCAACGGCTTTCTCACATCCCCTACATTTCGGCAATGTCTTTTTGTGTTTTCTGCGTCGGTTGATAAGGTCTGCATCATATGCCCCTTTTATTTTGAAATATTCATTCAGCGAAGCGACATAATCTTTGGAGATATTCTCTTCTGATTTTCTATTTTCTTGTATGATTCGTTTCGGATAATTACCGTTTATAATCGTATCGGGTATATTTTCCAATACCAGTTTCGGATTTTCATCGCAATCCAACGTAGTTAATCTTATGGCAGTACCGAGATCCAAACGAGACAATTGATTATGATCGCAGTTCAATACGAGCAATGTTTCTGCGAATCCGGATAAAGTTGTTAGTCGGTTGAAGGATACATGAACTTTTATCAGTTTATTGCATTTCGTCAAGTCTAATGAGGAAATTAAATTATTCGACACGCGCAGTTCCTCTAAAGATTCCGGCAAATCTTTCAGTTCTTCCAACAAATTATTCTGACACTCCATGATTCTGACCTTTTCTGGAATATTGGATATGCTTGTGATTTCTCCATTTTCTGTGAACAAAATAAATTGAATGTTTTTAAATCCTGACTGAGCCAAAACACCTAAATTGACATGACCATGTAGTGGAATTGTAATATTTAACTCTTTCGTCTTTTTCGGCACTTTTTTCAAAAACTCCTCCAACTCTTCCTGTGCATGATTGTTCTCTTCTAAAACAGTGATCCGCTGTTGTACTTTATCAATTGCACCGATCATTTTTTTTATTTCATATACAATATAAAATAAATTCTTAGACCACCGGTAACTTTGTCATGGAGTCTTGTTGTAAGTAGTATTGTTTTTGTTCCTGTAACGAACGTATTTTGTCCAATATAAACTTTTGCTCGTGTTCCATCTGTAGTTTTTTTTCCGACAGCGTTTTTTTCCTCGTAAAACAAATATACAAAGTAATGAAGGCGATCACCACGAAAACAAGCACGACTATGATATTAAACAAGTATGAATATGTCAAGACTCTGGTGTCGTGGCAACGTCGCAGAGTATTCATTAAGTAATGACCGGTTTGAGAGTCAATTAGTTTAGGTATTTCTGAACCATGCATTGTTGTATATTATGTTATAATAATGAAAAAAAAACTCATGCGTTGGCTATTAAAAATAAAATGAACAAATACGAGAGAATGGCAAGAAATATAGCTACAGCCCATACCGGCACAACCGTTTTGTGTTTATATCCTACCCCGAATGGTCTATACCCGCCGTTCGGTAGATATGAAAAGCCCGGTTTAATCATATGAAAAGATGTAAAACTAATCAAAAATAATAAAACTGCGAAATGTACTTTATAATTACGTAACAGTTTATTTGGAATCACACTCAACATATATGAATACCCTATAAATTATCAAATGCGTTTTCCGCAATATCTGTCGCATCGTCATCTTCTTCTCTTATAAAACGGTCGTCTTCATCTTCATCATCTATATCCCAATCTATTTCCTTGTCCACATCTATATCCATTTTTTCTAAAGAATCATCGTCGCCATCTTCAATATTGAGATTATGGAATTCTTCCATCAAATCTTCCACGTCTTCCTCTGTCACTTCATCTGGTCCGTATAAAAACTCGGATTCTGTTTTATCCTCTGTATTCAACATTTTGTCTCGTCTTTTACCGTACTTCTTGATAACATTTGGATCTACGAAAAACTTCCCTAAATGATATTTCTTCAGCAACAACTCACTCCTACGGGTTTTAATATCTTGAATGTTTTTGAAACCGTCCATCATTCTCTTTTTCTCGGCGCCCTCTAATCTATCCACATTTTTCCGGATATTTTTATAGGTAAACAAGGTCGTCTTTTTGTCTCGGTCGAACACGTTTTTACCTTTTAATAATGTCTGGATTAATTTCAATACCCGAGTCTGAAGAGAACCTTTATCTGCCGTTTTCATTTCCTCGTCGTTTCCACTTTCGGTTTCATCCAGACGAATTCTTTGGAAAATATCCCCAAGCATATGTTCGTCGTCAGTGTTTTGGATAAACGAATGGAATATAAACAGCAAACAAAACTGGAAATATCTGCCATATAGTGATTTACGAGACTGCGGGAAAAAGCCATAGAAATTAGAAAGGAAATCATACATGGGCTTCAACGTCGCTTTCATATTGTTCATGAAGGGTATTAAATATGGATCACCTTTAAATTCAGACAAAGACTCGTATTTTTCTTCTATTGTATCGGCAAGACGAATTGCGTCGTCTCTCATTAAGTTCAAGCTACTCAGATTCGCTTTTGGTTTGTATTTAACTGTAATGTAATTGGGAACAATAGAGCAAATATAGTAAAGATAGTTTGAGGTAAACTGTCCAAAAGTAACGTACGATAAATCTGCTTCCCAGTCGTCAAACATACTCATGGTTTTATTGACGACATTTGGACGGACGTCCAAATCTTCCATGAATGTTATCATGTCCTTTTTCATGTCTTGGATATGGGTTTGCAACGAATTCTCAAACTGATCTAATAAATCCGTTTGTAGTTTTTCAGGCGAATTTGTTTTTTTGACCTCCACATCATCGCCGTCCACAATGTTTTCTCGGTTAACGTAGTTTTTGAAATGATCGTACATGGAAGTAAGGATTTTGGAACTATTCTCTATACTATTCTTCCATGCCTCTAATGAACTTATCACCGTTTCCTGATACGAAATGCTGATCCGCGGGGTATTTAGTTTGACAGAATTATATCGGTTGACCTGGTTCATCATAGAAGAAAAACTCGTCAGATTCAAAGACTTTCCGTGTTCTCTCAAAAAGGCGATCTTTTCTTCTATAGATCCTTCCCGATTGTAATCTTTCGGTTTCTCACTTAGAAACGCCTCTAAAAACGCCGGAATCGGTTTGATATCCGAATCCAAATTACAGTATTTAATCAATGTTCTATACATTAAGTATTCGCTGTATTGGCAAAACACGGACCTCTTCGTATGGTCTGGCACTTCCTGTTCTTTCTTTTCCGCATGCAAAAAGGGAGGTCTTATAAATTGTACTGTCTTGTCCAATGAAATGCCTAATTTATCCAGACTGTTTATATAGGACGCCACGCGCTCATCTTCTTCTTTGAAGTATACCATGGGTATATAGGATTTGTTAAGTTCATGGCAACACGCATTTTCAACAATCGGAACGTGGGCATATTTGCCGAGCAAATTCCCCTTGTCTTTAACAATAAGATTAATGACTTCCAGTGTACCAAACGAAAAAGAAAGAATCTTGCAAAAGTATAATCCTAAAAGTTTCCATTGATCTGGATGACCACTTTTGAGATGCATTTTTAACTCGTCGTGAACGCCAGAGGTTATATTTTTCAAAGGGACTTTTCCGTTTATAACTTCAGTCGGTTTTATCGGAGGAAGAAACCGTGGCCAAGACTTATCAACTTGTAAATAAGACGGTATAGATTCGTGGTTCATGGTATCTTTCAAATATTGTCTTTTTGTAGTTAATAATTCCAATACTCGGTCGTTTTTCAGAATATGTTGCGTGAACATGAAGTGAAGTCGCTGTTCCATGTTTCCCTTTTTTTTCAAAATCGTTTTCCAAGGCATTGTCTTTTTATCTTCTTGCATTTTCCGTAATATACAGGAAATATACTCAAGTGTTCCCATACTACCAGAGTCTTCGGAAAGTGGAAATCCATCTAAATTTTTCACACAATCCCCGAAAGATTTACGGGGATTTAAAGAGGGTACAATTGTTTGCAACGACACGATAAGACAACAAACAATTGTACCC